CTCTTGATCTGGTTTATCACCATAAGCTTGATCGTAATTACCCTCATCGTCTTCTTGGTCAGCAGGACGTGCAGCTTTTGGCTTTCCAATATCACCACTGAATTGACTATCAGGTGCTACAGGATGAGGCGCAACCTTTTGGTTATGCTGGTCTTTGAAAGCTTTTTCTTCCGAAGACTTCGGTTGAGCAACTTCGCTAAGTATATTTTTGAAAGTTTTCATAACTTAACTCCTAATTTTTTGTTTGTATATATTTATATGAATTTGTTGTTCTCATTTTATTCTTCTGCCTCTTCTGGAGGATTTTCCTTGGCTTCAGCTTGAATTTGATCCTTCATGTCCTTCATTTCTTCTTCTGACATACGAAGAACGCTGCGCAATACCCATTCTCTGGAATAATATGTGCCGACATGTTCTTCAACTTCACGTAGAGTACTGAGTCTTTCACGAGTAATTTCAGCTTCTTTAAGCTCTTGGAAATAGTTATCTTGTACAAAATCATAACGAATAGCGTTTTTGATTTCTTTAAATTCTTCTGGCGTTAAGATACCTTTAAGCACTAATTGTTTTTCAAGTAATGATGTAAAGATAGCCGTAAAACGCGCTCTTAATCTTTTAATGAATTTACTAAATTTTAATTCATCACGAGTAATTTCTGAAACACGACCAAACGAATACATTGTCTCTGGCTCTAAACGCGATAGCGGAACCTTTAACGATTTGTATAATTTACGTTGGAAGTATTGCATGTTAGTATCATCTGTTAATCCAGAAGCATTACCTCCTGGCATAGTGTCAACTTCTGTTGTACGCTCACCACCACGTCGTGGGAACCAAAAGTCTTCGGTCATAGTCATCATTTTACGAGCATCATTGATTTCTCCAGTAGATGAGTCATATTGTAGTTTGTTCTTATGACGAACCATCATATCTCTTATATACTGCTCAGCTTTTGATTTAGGTAAGTTGCCAACGTCAATGTAGAACACTCGTCTTTCAGGAGCTCGTGTAATAGTGTAAATAACTGTCGCATCTTCCAACATCCTTAACTGGTTTAGCGGTTTAATTGAAGGATGTAAATAAGATAATACTAATGAATTGTTTTCGTTCATTACGCCTGAAGTAACTCTAGCAATAGAGTCTTTAGCAATCTTATATCCTTGGGTAGTACCACCAGAAGAATTACTAGTTTTATTTGAGCCAAAACCTGTTTCAGAATACATATAATATTCTGATTTTACTTTTTTAACTGGGATACCTGAATGTGGATCCTTTTCACGTTTATCAACTTCACGAATAAGTTTTAATTTACGTGGATCTACATATCGTAATTCTTTAATCCCTTCTGGGATATTTTCTGGATCAATAATAACGTGATAGTTTAATCGACCATCAACGTAGAATTTTTGAAACGTTTCGTATGCTGTTGTAGAAAAATCTAATAATGATAATATGCTATCAAATTCTTCTATAACTATTTTCTTAACTTTGTCTGGTAAATCTGTATCGTCCAAAAGAACTTCAACAACTTTATCATCTGTATCTACACTAATTGCTTCATTGATTACTTCGTCAACAGCTTGTGCAATTTCTGGCTGGTGTGCTAAACCTCGGTATTTTGATACCAATTCTGATTCAGTTTTAGCAGTTCCTTCCATATCCAATAGTGTACTATAGAAGCCACCCATTGCATTACCAACGGTGATAGCTCCATCGTCATTTTGAGGCTCAACAAAAGAGGAAGGTGTAAAACCCTCCTCTTCAGTGTCTCGTTTAATATCAAAACCAAAAATCTTCATTTATTCACTTTCTCATTATTTAAGTAGTTGGAATGCCGGTGTTACCCTCAACACGCCATAAGTCATATTGGAATGTTACATTGAATTCCTCAATCGTATCAGCTTGTCCCCAATCCATTTGGATACCGTCAATACTGACTGGATGCATGCCTTCAAAGATGTATGTTCTAAGAATTGAACCATCTTTACTAAACTGGGTAATTTGCCCAGTTGATTTGTAGTCTTGTGGTAATGCTCTGGTATTTGAGTCATGCGAGTTAATCGCGTTTGACCAAGCTTCCATCGCATTTCGTACTGCGAAATCTTCATCGTTGATTACGGTCACGGACCAATCTGCGAATGTTCTATCACCGGCATACTTGACCTGGCGGCCGAAGTAAGGTACCACAAATTGCCCCACAATGGATTCTGGGATGCCTGCTGAGCGTATCATAAACGGAGTTTTGATGTCAGCTTCTGGAGCAATTGGGTTAGTGATTTGACATTGGAACAGGGTAGGACGTGCACCGCCACCGACGAGCTCTGATTTGAACTGGTTGATATTGAATGCCATTTTTGTTTCTCCTATTTTCTATTCTTATTTATTTAAGTTAACTGACCGACAATTTCGTCAAATTCAATACCGGTTCTAGTTGCAACGAATGTTAATTCGATTACGTTAATAGAACGTGCTGGTTTAATGAATATGCTTGCGCGGAATTTATTTTGGTCAATTACCTCAGGAGTATTAACGGTTGAGTCACTGATTACTCGGTAATCAATAATACCACGTCTTCCTTGGATATCACGTAAGAATGGATCTACAATGTTTCTAAACTGTGTTTGAGTGAATTCGTCGTTCAATTCAAACAAGAAGCTTTGAGCTGCAGTAGCAATTGATTTTTCAACCGCGATAAACAACCTACGAACATTTAATCTATCAAACGCAGATGAAACACCTAATCCTGTTTTATCACCAAATAGTACAATACCTTGTCCTACCTGTGACACAACTGGGTTGATGTCTGAACCATACAATAAATCTCTCATTGCTTTGCTAGGGTTAAACGCTAACTTAACAACATTTTTGATTATACCTTTTCTAAAGCCAGCTGGTGATTCCCATGCTTCAACTCTAGCAGCCAATCCGGCCATGTCACCATTTAATGGAGTCCAACGATATTTGTCATTGTACTTATCATATCGGTATTTGTATCCACTGTCAATGAATGAATAAGATGAGTTTTGAATTTTATTACGATATGCAATTGCATTGGTAAGTTTTGCATTCATTTTAAGCTCATCAACAACAGCTTCTTTAGATGGTGAAATAAATGCAACACAATCTTTTCTTGTTTCACATATATTAGAAACAATGTAATTTGCTCTTACTGCAGCATCATCGCCTTTACCTTGAAGTACAAAAGCAATGTCGATTTCATTGGCACTTCTTAAAGTATCTAACGCTAAACCTAATTGACCTAATGTAGCAGTTTCTTCAGTAACCGGTGATGTTGCACCAGCCATTCTTTCGTATTTAGCAATTGCCGTAGATGCAGTACCAATTGGTGAGCTGTTAGCAATTTTTACCCAAGAGGAGAAGTTTTCAATCACTGTACCATAATAATTGGCAGTACCTTGTGGTGAAACAGCACCTTCTGTTGTTGAAATGTTTTCGAATTTTTCTAGTATAAATCCTGCAGTACCAGAAATTTCGCCTCCCGCATCAATCACTGCTACGTGAATGTGGTTAGCGTCTGGCTTTTTAGAGAATGTTGCTCCATGTTGCCATTTCTTTTTCATTGATAGTTTAGCTAAATCAGTTTCAGCTAATGTATATTTGTTAAAGAACTCGATATCGTATGAGTATAGAGCAAGGAATTCAGTATTCGCATCGCCTTCAACGGCCTCAACAGTTACTGCGGTTTCTGTGAATGAGCTAACTCTCATTTCTTGGTAACCAATTGATTCGTTACCGATTTCTAATACATCGCCTGCGGCTAAATCCATTAGGTTTTGTGTATTAGCTGTTTCAAATTGAACGTTAGAAGAGTTAAAGTTAATAACCTGATCTAATGTTACGTCTGAAATTTTATTTGTTGGAATTCCTGCTACCGCAACGAATGGATTTTCGAAACCGGTTGAAGATACCCAAGCAACTTCTAGTGAGTTACCAAGCTCACCTTTATACTTCGCTTCGAAAGCACCGTAGGTACTATCATCTGAAACGACGTCGTTGTTTGCATCAAGTGTGATGTCTAATGTTGTGCTGTTAGCTTCGGTTGAACCATCGTCTGCACGAACAACATACAGTGCATTTGAATATGATAAGTAATCAGCAGCTGTAAAAAATGTTTCGTAATTGTCATCATTAGGGGCGCCAAAACGGTCTACGAGTTGGTTTTCTGATGATAGCAATAATGGTTCGTTAGTCGGGCCCCACCTAAATACACCAGCTATTGCAGCAGGTGGATTTGAGATGGCTGGTACTGCCTGAGAAGCATCAACTTCCCGAACTATAACAGAGGGACTTACGGAAAAAGCCATATTTTTCTCCTTTATGTATTGAAAACGCGTTAATCTTGTTTTTTTATCTATTTCTTACTGTTCTTATTTATAAAAAATGGTATTCTATATAATTACAGCACTAAGCCGTCATCTTCATAATAAAAATCTTCGCCAGTATCAACAAAGCCAAAAGGCAATAATTCTTCCTCAATTTGTTCTTCTGTCTTTTCTCGTAACTTAACAAGTGTATTTATGTCAGTCATATCTTTAAAATACGCTTGTTCAACCATCCATGCAAACAGAACAAGGTTCATAACCAAATCGTCGTGAAATCCTGACTCTGCTTCATATGAGTTTGCTTTTTTAGAAAAACGGCTAATTTCTTGTATAGTATCATAATCTTGTATAATAAGTTGGTTTTGCTCAATTAGCATTTTAAGCATGCTACATCCAACTGCCTTAACGTTTTTAGTTGTTCTTATTCCATTATCTACTTTTTTACCAAAACCGCCAGTAAGTATTTTACCAGCTCTTCCATTGTTTGTGGTGTATAATATATTTTCATAACCATAATCCATTAAGAGAACATCAGCAACCTGTTCTCCAATATCGTTAACCTCTATTAAAACAGCAGCGGTATTATATACTTGTCCTATTCTAAAAACAACTGATGCAAAATCAATTGGTCCTACCATGTTATCTCTAAACATCGCCACTTGTTTATATGGCATCTCTGTAATATCAATTACTGAAAAACATGAATAGTCCAAACCTTTACCACGGGCAACATCGACTGTCATAGAATACTGACGATCTTTTATTGGCTTTTCGTATTGTAAAAAACCATCTTGTTGTCCTATTGGTACTGAATGTAATAACTCTTTTAGTTTCCAACCTGCAATAAGAGTACCAGAACTACCTAGGAACTGACAACAATATTCTTGGTTGAATTTTTCTTCGTCGTGGTCTAATGCTTCGATTGTTTCCTTACGCCATTTTTCATCACGACCTGGAACATCGTGCCACATAACTTCTTCGTATTCATAACCGTTTGTGCCTTCTTTTGCGCCAGTACATGTTTTCCAAAAATGGTTTAATCCATTCGGTGTAGAAGTCATTAAAAGTTTTGTTGACTCGCCAGACGAGATAGTAGGATAAACAGATGCGAAAAATTCGTCGTATCCTTCGATGAATGCAACCTCATCAAGGTATAGAAAATTAACAGACTTACCACGAATAGCACTCGACGACGTAGTACCAGCCAAAACTTGACACCCATTTTCAAGTGCAATGTTTCCTTTGTTCCATTCTTCAACCCCTTGTTGCAGCCATTTAGGTAATGATTCAAATGCAAGTTTGACTCGAGCCATTACTTCTCGGGCAGCATCACCTTTATTAGCTAGGATAGCAACTGTTTTAAATTCATTAAATAAAACGTAATGTAAAATAATAGCCATTGCAGTGGTTGTTTTACCAGACTGCCGAGCCGTCAAAACAGCCAAACGTCTATTATCAGTAATTTTTCGAGTAATATTTTCTTGGTAATCGTACATTTCAAATGGAACTAATCCCTTATCAACATGTACAATTTTAATATAATTCTTAGCAAAGTAAATAGGATCCTTTGCACATTTCATATACTCTTGTAAAAGGTCAGGCGACCATTCTATTTCTTCACCAATCTTTTTAAGATGTTGGTTTCCTAAATAACCGTCACCCATTTTCAGTATCTTTCAACATTTTTAATAAATCCGCGGTGGATACAATCAAGTTATTATTTACTGTGTTGGTTTGCGCAGCCTCTTTAGGTGCATTTATTTCTTCTTGTGCAAATTTCTTTTTAGTTGAAACATCAGCAAAATCTTTATTGGCGTCTAACATCGTTTTCATCAATGTGGATACAACCTCGAATGCTCTTGGTTGTTCTGACTGTTTTGCAATCTCAAGCATTTCTCTTACTGCTTCATTTCCGATTTCAATAACACCTTCAATGTTTTCGCGAACTTTTGCAAGATCCTTTAGATTTTCGTCATCTTCATTGTCAGTTACTATAGCTGGAAGTATTTCTTCAACAACTTCAACTGGCGTGGCAGCCAGTTCCTCTTCTCTGATTTCTGAAAGTGGCCTCAATCCGAGATTTTCAGCTATTTTATCATTCATATTATTCACTCACTATGGTTTTAATAATACCCCAGTTGTCATCAAACTCAATGTCTTGGTATGGAATTGATCCAAAGTCTGGAGACGATATAGTTACTGCAGGTGGATTTCTATATCCTAAACCTGCGTCGGTTATAGTTATTGATTGTATATCTCCGTTATTACCAACATTTGCTATGGCAGTTGCCTGAGTCGATGTTGGCGCAGATACATTAATTGAAGGAGCGTTCGCGTAGAACTTTCCTGGACTATTTATTGTAATTGAGTCTATGACTCCATTTACTAATGTCGGTGTTAATGAAGCAGCAAATGTTGACGGAGTATCGTCAGGCGCATCAATCGTAACAGCTGGTGCTGTAGTATACCCAGATCCACCAGAAGTAACATCAATAGAAATTACTTCGCCGTCTGTTGCAGTGATTGTGGCTACAGGAAGATCCTTATCAAAGTTACTTGTAAATAAATCACCGGTTCTTGCAGTGGTTGGGATCGTATATGAATCACCACTAGAAGCAGTAGGCATATCACCGGTTGTTTCCCAAGTTACGTTATCTAAATATCCAAGGAAACTTCTGTTAGCTCCATCAAATACTGATTCATTACCTTGAGCATCACCAGCTCGATATGTATGTCCTGGGAATGCAACGTTACCTGCACCACGCGTTTCTTGTGTGCCATATAAACCATTAACATTAATACGAATAAGATTTGTATAATGCTCTACCTCTACGTGGTTCCATTGATTAACAATTAAGTTAGTATCAGAAGTAACAACTGGCGCACCACCATATTGGAACCTAACGTTACCTGTATCAGCGGTAAAGAATATTTTTGTAAATGGCGCAAAGAGTACTGACATTGGATTATTACCACCTGGGAAAGAGGTTGGGTAAATCCAAAACGATACTTTATATCCAGTATTGGAATTAAAATAACCAGAGAATGAATGTAAAGTCGTAACATCGTTTTCACTACTATGAGCTAATGCATCATCACCAAACTTAAACTCTGCAGCCACGTTTGGTGGAGGTGCTATTGAAAACGTTGGATTAGTATAGAAATTGCCTGGATTTGATATAGATACGTTAGCAACAGAGTCGCCACTTAATGTAGCAGTCGCGGTAGCCGTTGTGATAGGGCTATCTGGGAGCCCTACAGACACCGTTGGTAGATTACTGAAGTATCCTCCACCATCATTGATCGTTATATCAGATACCGCCCCGTTTGTTATCGTAGATGTTATATCTGCGTTTGCTACATCAGGTGCCCCAATAGTAACAACCGTATTTGCATTGTAGTTTTCACCATCATTAGTTAACGAAATGCTACTTACTGATCCTGTGGTTAAAGCCGATACAGCAGTTGCCGTTTCACCTACATCAGTTATTGGAGTATTTGCTGATGATAACCCAGGACGAATATCAATACCTTCTAGGAACGGCGAATTAGTATCAGTACCATTGAACATATCAACGTCAACGAATTTAATAATCTTTTTAGTTTTTTCTGGCCCAAAGTAATAACCTCTGAGTGTAAAGGTAAGTGTATGTAAAACCATTTGTCTTTCATCAAATGCACCTTCATAAAGATCCTCGATTGTTACGCTATTTAAAACAATAGGTATATCAATGGGATCCAAATCTGGTATCATCTTGGCACCAACAGTCCAGTCTGGTGTAAAGAATGGTATAATTTGTTCTAAGATTTTGGTAGCATCTTCTGAATACTTTGTCATAATGTATAAAGAAAAATCTAAATTATATGGTACAGGGTTATATACATAAGGTCGAGCGTCATCTGTTTCTGATTTACCACGTTTAATCATTTTACCTGTCGTAGTTAACTTACGCTGTGGATCATATGAAATGTTTTGTATTTCAAAAGACATTCTTGGTAACGTCATTGCAGGACGACGACTATTAATCAAATCAGGATCTGCGGTTATTCTTGCTAATATTTTTTGATATGGTGCATAGGCTAATGGCACAATCATTTCTTTTTTGAGAACACCAGCGTTATCATGTCTTTGGATCTTTAACTGATTAAACAGTGTTCCAAATAACGCTACGTATTTTCTTGTAGTTGAATTATAAAAATAATTTGCGATTGCCATATTGTTAATCCTGTATAGAAATGTTTTCGCTGAATGGGTCCATTTCAGAGAAGTCTAATATATCATCTGCTTGATCCTCAAAATCAAAGTTATTAGCAAGTGGGTCAACACCTTGTAATGATGTAAGAGATGTAACCGTGTTTGCCGATGTATCAATATCTCCAAAGTAATTATCAATTTCATAATAGCCAGTATCGAATGTTTCACCAGAGTATTCAGCCAATTCACAACGCATATCGTATACTTGCAGTGCGCCAGTTTGATAAAATACACTTTCATGTTCAACGTGTTGGATCTTATACATTTTTTGATTGAGTGGCATCCAAATCATTTCGCCTTCAAGTGGACGTAATCGCGTATCTTGTTCGCGTGTAACGTATTGCTCAAAGGTACGTATAGCAACAGTGAATGTAATTGAGTCACGAATTTGTAAACCAAACTTAGATAGGAAGTCGCCTTCGCCTTCAAATCCATCAACGTTTTTAATGTATACTTCAAAATCATAATACTTATCAAACGTCGGTAAATCGTCTTCGTTTAAAATCTTATCAATGTTTTGATGTAATCTCGTAATGAATTTAACGTCTATGCCATATATCTTAATTGACTCGATAACTAAATCGTCAATTAAATTTTGTTCATATACGTTATCGTGGTTTCTAAAAAATGCGTTCGTTGCCATAACTTATCCAATAAAATTGTAGGTAAGAGGTTGAAGTGATCGTATTGCGTCTTCTTCTATTCTTTCTCTGTCAGCCCTTGCCTCTGATAATATCTGCTCTCCGTTAAACTGTACTCCACCAACCAAAGTCATTTGATTAAATTTAGTAAGGTTCATGCCCCATTGTTCTCTAACTAAAACTGCAGCATAATTTTGCAGCCATCTGTCTGTCCATAATTCAGCATATGCATCTTCATCTAAAATATCGTATGCTTCAATAATAATAAAGTTACCAACTACCCACTGTTTAGTGTCAGTGTCGATATGTAATTTGTTTACATACTTATTATAACGTATCATTGGTTTACCAACAAGTAATTCTTGCATAAACTCAATATGTTGCATTGTCATATAATAAGTCTGCATAGAATAACTAGTCATATCTTGTATGTTATTTAAAACGAATTGATAATTAACATTAAACATACCAGTACCTGTGGAAATATTAGTATCAAAACCAAATATTTTTGAAATACCTAACAGACCTTTTGGCAGAGGAACGTATCCGTTATCTTTATCGGCTTGAGTAATTTCATGCTTAAGATAAACTAATTGACTACCATTATAATGATAATCTCTCCAAAAAGAAATAGCTTCATCTACACGGTCGTCAACTTGTTCATCAGCGACGTTAATCTGAATTACCGGCGCACCGATCTTTCTTAAAATAAAATCTTTAAAATCTTCTCTGGAATGAGGCAGTGCCATATCTTATCCTAACTCTTCTCTAATGATTATTTTGATGTATCCTGAGTTGGGAAACGTTTCAATTTGACCATTAGTATATGTTACTTGAAATTCAGCATTATGAATTCCTGTGTTTGATGTATCGCCTGTTTGCCAAGGATAAGATACTATACCCTTCGTAGCATTAATAATGGATGCAGTACCCAAATTAACTAAGCTTGAGCCTTCTTCTGTTGACATATTAAACTTTATTTGCGAAGCAAGGATCAATGATTTTGCTCGACCAGTTGAGTCTGTTAAAACGGCTTCAATGGACGGAGCAGTGTCGTTTTGCTTTATGTAAAAATTCGCCGCCATGTGTTTATCTCCAAGGTTTATCTTTTATTTATTAAAATAAATTAGTTTCTAACTTCAGCATAAGTTAAACCAATATTTTTTAGTTTTATATCGTTCGGTTCTGATGCTCTGCGTATGAGAACATTATTTTCTTTAGTATTTGCTAGTTCTATTGAGTTAAAACCAGATCGTGCTCTATTTGTAAGCGTATAGTTAATTACTTTTGAATTAAGTGCAAACCCAAAAGCTCCAGTAGTTTGACCCAACGAGAACTGAGCCATGGTACCAGATATTGTAATCGGAAATGTTATATCCGCAGTACCAGCAATTATTGAAAAACCACTCGAGGACGAGGTAAAGTTGATTTCATTATTACCAGAATATAAGTAACTCTGAATACCAAACTCAATTCGAGCAGGCTCTGTTAATGTAAAGTCAATGTTACCGCTAAATTCACCATATACCGTCGGCGTTACAATACCAGCCTGAACATCAAATGTTAATGTTTGATTTAATTCAGCAAGTACCGGTACAAAAACATCAGAACTAAATGTATAGTCAAATGTACTAGAAGCCTCTCCAGCGATAGTTGAAAAACCACCTCCAAAGAAGCTGAGATCTAATGTTGATGTAAATACGCCATTTGCGGACATTTATTTAGTCCTTATGCGCCACCGGCTGTAATAGAAAATGTTGTGATAGTAATTTGCTGACCAATAGCAATGTTAGTGTTATCTAACTGCATATCTCCACCAGCGCCTGAGGCTGTGATAGTTCCTTGCATATGACATACTGTTCCATCACTTTGATGTATTCTAAAATAACCCGCTGTACCTGATGCATCAGCAGATAAGTCTTGCCAATTACCAGATAACTGAATTACACCACCTGATGGTACTGCTAACCATTCGGTAGGCAATATCATAGTTGCAACAATGTTACCAGTGTTTGCTGAAGCACATTCCGTAGGTACCGCGCCTGTTGCGATAGTTAAGATAGGGTTTGCACCGACTGTTGTCTCTAATGATTGAAGTGTACCATTACGAGCTCCCGGCGATAACTGAAAAGCCATCTTTTTCTCCTTTGTTTAATATTATTTTTGTATATTTATAAAAAAAGAGTTGACATATGTTTCCAGTGTGATATAATAGATTTATCTACTACAAAATAATAATGTTATCTTCTTTCAATATCTTCTTCTGATAAGGTATTTCCCATCCAAACTTCAATGACTTTAACTGGTCTGTCTCCAACGTTCGTTGCATGGTGCCAACATTTAACTGGAATATCAATACTGTCACCGGTTTTATATACCTTAGATGTAGAGTAACCATTATTAAACTCCAAATCCATTTTTAATTCACCATCAACGATATGCCAATGTTCAGAACGAACGAAGTGACGTTGGTCCGATAAAGATTTACCAATATCCACTGATAATTCTTTTACTTTCCAATGACCGTTTTGATCTAACTCTCTGTATTTACCCCATAGTCTTTGTGTTGTTGGCTTATCCCATTCCTTTAAGATCCATGAAGAACTATTCTTTTTATCTTCACCACCGACGCCAAACACAAATGATATATTACATTCATCGCGCAATTCTTTAGCAAACTCAACCTCTGGTGTTGTTCCCTTTTTACGATCGCCACCATTAGCAAATAGAATTTCTGATCCTCTAGGAGCTTGTTTGGCTACATAACGAATAGCATCACAGGCCGTATCATCTGAATCATCAAAAGTAAATACATGCCCTACGCAGCCAATTTCTTTAATAATAGACATACGTTCTTCAGCAGACATAAATGGTTTACCCTTTTTACGAGTTAACCATTCATCACTATTAACGCCAACAAATAGAATAGAACCCATTTCCTTAGCCGCTTTAAAATATTCAATATGTCCGGAATGTAGTGGATCAAATCCACCAGTCACAATTACAGGTTTCATCTTCTCTCCTTCATCATATAATCCCAAGCAAAGTTGGTCTCTTTGTTACTGCGCATGTCTGGTCTAATAAATCCAGGATGTACCCACCAATCTTCATACGCATTAGTTTCGTCAATAGCAACGTTCGGTACCAATAATTTATATCCAATTTCTTTTAAGATTTTTCTAGTTTTATCTTTAAGATCTGATCCCCACCAACACTCGTTATGTTGGATTTGAATTACCGAAAATTCATACTCATTAAAAGGCATATTCTCTAATGATACCAATGACGCGTTATCTGCATTAATACGTAAAAAATCTACTTGGTTTTCAATACAGTTTTGTTTAAATAAATCTTTAAAGCTAACTTGACCTGCATCAGCGAGTACTGCAGTCGTATTTCGTTTCCTACTAAATATAGCGCACATTCTTTCAGAAATATCAACCGATAAACCTTTCCAACCAAAGTCTTTCTCTAATAGGTATGTATTATTAAATAGAGTTGGGTGGCCTGATCCTATTTCAATAAAGGTACCATTTCTTTTACCATTTAAAGTTGATAAAACAAACATATCTTGGAAGTGACGAGAATAATTCTTTACTATTTCATCTGAACCATCAAACTTATATCTGTATTTATGACTTTCATCTTCAGTATATGGTAGCGTACTAGGGTATCCTACTTGACTAATCCACCAATCTACGCTTTCACGCATTTCTCTATTCATATCTAATTTACGTTTATGTTTTAAGTCAAAGAATAGATTTTTAGAGTCATCTCTACCATCTGATTTCCATTTAGAAACAGCATAACAATAATCTAAACCAACTGGCCCAGGATAATTTAATTCAGCGTTTGGTTCAATGTCTTCGCAATCCATACCCATCTTGGCATACATAGCACCATCTCTAAAATTACTTTGGTCTATTGAATATCGAGCAGCCCAATAGTATGCTTCTTGTCTTTTAGGTAAAACCGATATGGCGCTTTTAATTAAACCATTAACCGTTTGATTTCTGGCTTCTGATCTAGCGAATAACGCCGAACCGAGTACCATACATTTATATTGAAGTTCTTTTTCTTCGTATGTTTCACCTTCACAGAAATCTGCGGCACGTAAATACCAGCCAAAGGCTGCTGCACCTTGTTTTAGTTTATCGTATTCTTTTGCCAAGTCAAACATTTTAAAAGGATTATCGTAATCCATAATAACATTGTGTAGTACTTGTTTATTTTTAAATATCATATTTCACCTAATTGTAAAAAGTTAGCAAACACTGTTTTGGGTAGCTTCAATATATAAGAAGCGTTATCCTGCCATCCATAGGATATTAGAATATCGTCACCCACCATAGTAACTCCCGTAACAAACTCAATATTATAATCCTGACCTTTTACGTGGTCGTAATACGTTCCCATAAAATGGAATTCCCTAGACTTATGGACAATGTTCCAATCATTATCCCAGATGATTACTCGATGCGCATAGTTACCATCTTTTCTACCAAAAGGATCTCTTAATAGATTTGTCTCGTGGATAAATGCCATACGCTGATTATCATTAATCCTAATAACTTGTGATCCACCTCTAAAGTCTTTATTAGCTTCTATGTATTTTTCTTTATCGTATATTGCATCTTCAGTTGTTTGTGTTTCAATATCGTATTTAATAACTTGTGTTGGATTAGTCCATTTGATAAAATGGTATGGCATATCAAGGATCGGCATCCAATTCTTTTCGCAATA